CAACTCCAATAAACTCGGTTGATTCTCACCCACAAATGTATTTACATGCGGCAACTGTGATAATTTATTCAATTTCATTGCTGCAGGAGTTGCTATAAATGGATTGTGAGAATTATGAGTGAATTTGGGATATGGAAGTGCTCCCATCATAATACAACCATAGTGAAATGGAGACCCACTAATAACTATTTGCACTCGCATGTCTGCTGAGAGCAATTGATAATTTGCAAGTTTTCTTTCTACTGTATTATGTTTGAAATATTGCCAAGTGTTCACAACTTGTTGAAAAGATGTTCCAATTTCCCACTCGTATTCAGCAATTTTCCTTGGACGAGAAAAGAAATTAGATAATTCAGCATCTGAAAAAGTGTAAGGTTCACGTTGTAATCTTCCAGGTAGAGAGACTGACATTCCAACTAAATCTGAATTAAAATCTACGAAATCTTGGTCATGTGCAATTCCTTCAACGGTTCCTTCTCCATTTGCTGCGATGTCAGGTTCATCTTGTGAAATGCTGACATCATTTGCTCCGGTATTAACCTCACCGGGCATTGAGGTTTGAAAGCTATAGCTTTCTTCTAAAAAATAGTTTTTGTTAATGCCTTTATTTAGAACCTCAGCGTTTAGCATTATTAGTGCCGGGTTGTTATGAAGGTCTGTCATCGCCAATTCCTCGTTACATGAGGGGGCGGTTGGGCACAGAGTCATTTCTCGCTCGCCTTCATTATGCAAGATAAGCTCTGGGCCGTCGATATGGTTTGTCTTAGCAGGAAAATCGATGGTTTCCTTGGGAGATAAAAAATCTGGATAATTAAAATATTCTAACAGATATTGATCATATGATTTAAATTCAAAGAATTTTTCATAATGTTCACCTAACTGTCGAATCAAACACCAGATTATTTCGTGGCATCTCTCGAATTCTTTTCTACCATGTTGAAACATTTCTCTCTCAAAATTGGTTAATAGCATAGAATGATGTTCTTCTTTTCCCAAAACTTCATTAGGTCTATAAAAACTCAATCCTTTACTAATAGATTTAAACTCTAAGGGTGCCATAAATCTTCCCTCATACATTTTGAATGTTCTTTTAAGAAAAGAAGATTCACTAAAGGGAATGCACGGGGGGGGATTGCTCTTTTTATCTGCTGAAGTATAAATCACTCCTTTATCGAGCAGTAAATCTGCAATCACATTGTGATTCCAAGTAGTAATAATACTATCTGAAACGGTAGCAATATTATCATCACCATAAGTAAATAATTTTACTTTGTGGCGAAATTCGTTAATATTATTACCAACTTTCATCCAAGTGTATCTCATATATAGAGAATTTACAATTGAATTTATAATCACAGTTAGCGGGTGACCTGAAGGATTAGATCCACTGAATTGAAAAATCGAACCGTCAAATGCTACTTTAGGATAGATAATCTCTTGAGCTAACATTAACATAATTCGTAATTCAGAGTCAGTGTACGCCCCACTCTTTTTCGCTATGTCTAACAATATTTGAAAAGCATGCGACATAATTTGTGCGGACATACCACAGTCAAAATTCTTAAAGTCACCATTAATAGTCTTTTTATTAATATCACCTTCACTTAACCACATACCTAAAGTATGCCATTCGCTACCTTGGCAATTAAGCCCAGGACCCATTTCACTCTTAAGCATATTAGAATGTAACAGTTTGCATAGTGGTAGGTAATATTGTCGCACGAGAACAGAAAATATCATATT